GAGATCTATTCGCAATTTGATTCTAACTAATAGAAACGAGAGATTCTTCAGACCAAATATTTCGGGTGGTATCAGAAATCTTCTTTTCGAACCAGCGACTCCCGTCACAGCGACTCTAATTCAACAGCAAATAGTTGATGTGATTGCTGAGAATGAACCTAGAGCAAGTTTGATTGATGTAACAGTCAAAACAAGTCAAGATGGAAATGCTTTCGATGTGTCGATAGTTTTTCAGATTAGAAACAACGAGCAACCAACAAGAGTCGTAGTTGCACTAGAGAGGCTAAGGTAATGCCAAATAGCAAGAACATTCAAATCAACTCACTTGATTTTGACAGCATCCGAGCGTCACTCAAGGATTATCTAAAAGAACAAGACACATTCAAAGACTATGACTTTGATGGTTCGGGTATGTCTGTTCTATTGGATCTACTTTCGTACCATAGTTATCAGCAGGGATTCTATAACAACATGGTCGCCAATGAGATGTTCTTGGATTCGGCAATCAAACGCGACTCGGTGGTTTCTCATGCCAAGAGTTTAGGATACACTCCACGATCCTCTAGAAGTGCAAAGGCGACTGTTGACATTACCTTCGGAAGCACAGCAGGACTTTCTAGCACATTTGCAATCGGCAATAGATTCAACTCAACGAGTGCGGGTAGATCTTATCAGTTCACTAATACGTCAACGGGCACAATCAATCTTGATGCAAACACCGTTGGTGCTGGAGCGACTGCTCATATCTCGAATCTAGAAATTACTGAGGGTTCGCTCAATCAAACTTCTTTCATTGTCGATAACTCAAACCTGAATCAGAAGTTCGTCATCCCAGATCTAGATATTGATACTTCAACCATCTCAGTAAACGTACAAACATCTGCGACTGACAATACAGGCAGAACTGACTTGTGGTCTCTTGCTCCTGCTAACATTGCTGACATCACCAATACCACCAAGGCATTTTTCTTGGAGCAAAATAGAGATGGTAAGTATGAAATTATCTTTGGCGACGGTGTGGTTGGAGTCAAGCCAACGAGCGGTAGTCTAGTTACAATCACCTATCTGAGAAGTAATGGTGCAGACGCTAATTCACTGTCTACATTCTCATATGGGAGTGGTTCGAATACTATAACCACAATCTCCAATTCATCTGGAGGCTCTACCGCAGAATCCGTTGCGTCGATTAGATTCAATGCACCAAGAGTATATTCTTCCCAGAATAGAGCAGTCACCCCAGATGACTATGTGTCCTTGATTCTCGCTCAGTTTGGAGATATCCGATCTGCTTATGTTTATGGTGGAGAGGATGCCGATCCACCTCAATACGGCAGGGTAATGATTTCTGTAATTGATACCAACGGAACGGATCTTAGTGATCAACAAAAGAGAGAGATCTCAGACTTTGTTTCAGGAAAGTCTGTCGTTGGTGTGTCTCCTGTGATCAACCCACCCGATATCACATACCTAACATTCAATGCGAATGTCTTCTATGACGAAAAAATCTTGTTGACAGATCAAAGCACTCTTACCACGAATGTAAGGGCGTCGATCAAAAACCATGTTGATTCAACTGTTGGTGTATTCAATGGTGATATGATTCGTTCTAAGTTGTCGGCAGCGATTGATGCCACCGACGAATCCATTCTAGGTTCTGTAACATCGATCAGTATGCAGAAGAGAATCACCCCATTCATTGATGCCACTCAAACATATCAAATCAAGTTCAATAACCCAGTTGAACATCCGCACGATGGTCACATGACTGTTCTTACTTCAGATGAGTTTACTGTGAAGGAAAGTGATGGTACAACGTATACAAATGCGTTTATTGATGATAATGGTTCTAGTATTCTTCGGTTGAAGTATAGAAACAGTGCCGGACAGGTAGAGACTATCAGAGAAAACGTAGGAACGATTGACTATCATCTGGGCGTAGCGACTCTTACAAACCTTAGAATCATGTCAATCAGTGGAAGTTCGGACTACATTGTTTTCTATGCACCGCTTTCGGTTTCAAGCAACGCATACGCTGAAAAAGACGCGATTATCTTTGTTGACTCTAATGCGTCAGGATCGATTGCCGTGTCAGCACTATCCGAAGGATCTCGACTCTCTGGTGTGGCAAGCGATCGTGTGAGTTCAACTGCTTCCTACACTCCTCCACCAACATCGAGTTCATCGTCCAGTTCATCTAGCAGTAGCACTTCATCTTCATCTTCATCCTCCAGCGGCAGTGGATATTGAGGGATAGCAAATGGTAGCAGGTAGTTCAACACAATATGGGGGCATTACGCCACTTCTCGGTCTAGGAACCGTGACGGAAATTATTGAGTCTCTACCTCCTATCGTAGATACTGTTGATGAAAGAGTATCGACACAACTCAAGTCACTCTTACCTGATTTTGTTACCTCCGATCATGCTACGTTTGCCTCTTTCGTACAGGCATATTTCGAATGGATGGAGCAAGAGGGGAATCCAAGGTATGCTACGGTAAAGCATCTATCGAACAGAGATATCGATACGACTGCCAGTGCATTCATTGCAAACTTTTCTTCTGAGTATCTACATGGTTTCCCTGCGGAGTTTTCGACTGCTGTCAATGAAAAGGCAGCGATAAAAAACATCGGGGATTTGTACAGATCAAAGGGCGGGGAGAAAGCAATTCTTCTGCTCTTCCGTCTTCTGTACAACGAGACGGTAACGCTGATTAGACCGGGTGAGAGACTTCTTGGAGTGTCTTCTGCTTTATGGGAAGACCCGATGATTATCTTTATCTCTCGAACACATGGTATTAGTCTGGCACAAGACGCAGTGGGAAGAACACTCTTTCAAACTTCGGATGGGTTGCCTACAGGAGAAGTTTCTACATCTGCGTTCATCAGAGATGGTAGATTTTTCACCTATAAGTTTATGGACGTTGCTGAATACAAACTGAATTCGGTGCAGGGAACATTCGCGCCCAATAAACCTGTGTTCTACACATCAGGCTCAACCTCATACAAAGAGACTCCATTCCCGATGGTTGGTACTATTGGAGTCACGAGTGGTGGAACGGGCTATTCCATTCTAGACAAAATTATTGTGAAGGACACTACCAACAATGCAAACATCGCCGAGGCGATTGTATCAAATGTTGATAGAAAAGGTGCTATCACATCAGTAAAGATCAGTAAGAGATACCCAAACTATATTGAGGGCAATACTCTAGATTTTGATTTCATCACAGGATCTACTTCTGATGTTACTCCCGGTGGAACGGGTGCAACACTTGAGGTCGAAGGGACCGTTGCTGGATTCAAGTCTGGCAGATATACATCTTCGAAGGATGTGTTGGGTGGTTCTGATAAGATTCAAGACAACCATTACTATCAAAGGTACTCCTACTCAGTAAGAACAAGTAGGGGTATTGAGGACTATCGAGAGTCTTTGAAGGATATCGCTCACCCCGCTGGATATCAAGTTTTTGCTGATACAATTCTTGGTGCGTCAGGCGATGGGTTCACCTCTGCACGAGGAGCGACTCTGGCAGCGAATAAGTTGTTTTTTGAAGACTATCGCGGCATCAACCGTGTGGTTTCCAGATACGGACATACACAGGCATTTGAAAGTCCAATGATTGGACACTATTTGCCATATACGTTCGAAGAGTTTACTGACTATCGTGGATATGTGACTGGACCCACAAGTGAAATCGATCCAACTGGTCACTTTGTCGATCTATTCCCATTTGGATACAACGGAGTGACGGGAGACCTAGCAGGAAACTTTGTTGTTGGCGGTCGTACCGCACACATTCCACAGGCGTCAACTGCTGCTGGTGGGGCGACCGCAAAGTTGCCTCTTGGTGTTAGTGATGGAACTCCAGATGGTATCACTGTTGGATACGGCATAACCGAATCAGGACATCAACTACTAGACCAGATTGTTTGGTATAACACCAACGTCGTCGGGGGCCCCGGAGCATCTGCAACCACGGGCGATTCACTCGCACTCGCTGTGTATCCCCATCCGGCTGGAAGATGCGCCAATTCGTTTGGCAAGGATCGCTACGGTGCTGATGGTCATGATATGTGGACCTTTGGACAAACGTATGTACAGTTTGGTGAAGGTTTGACGATGGACTTCCAAGAGAAGGAAAAAATCAGACAACCAGTATGCAGAGTTTTCATCGATAGCATTACTGGTGATACTGATATGCTCGATGGTGATCTTGTTATTCAAGAATTGCCGGGGAGACCAGAGGCAATCGGAAGATTGGCATTTGACTTTTCGAACATGGATGATGCCGCAATTGCTAACCAAACGAAAGTCATCGACATCTCCACCTTCGGAGTCACTAAAGGAACTGCTCGTAAACCCGAGAAATCGGCCGATTCGAATCTTGGTTTCGTAGGTAGCATGGATAGTGCGTTTCTTGATATCAAAATGATTAGTGGTAGGTTTTCATCTGTGATTGGTGCGGGCGAAACTGCTCCATATCCTATCGTTAGTGTTACCGGCGGCGGAACCCTTTCGGTTATCGCGAAACCATATTCGGTGTCAGGACCGCATATAAATATGCTTGAGGGCGTAAGTCTCGATGCACAACCGGAGTGGAGATTCCTTCCGATTTGGGATTTCTTGAACAATATGCCTTTTGCTGATACCTCCGTAAACAAGTCTAACTACACCAGCGACTAAGGATAACTGAATGAGTACCACAGATACATCTACACTAAGGAGCGAGTTCAAGACATATCTTGCCCAAAACTTTGTTGACAAGTTCAAGGTTGACTCCGATGATCGGTTGTTTGTATACACCGCTGGTGTAACATTGTCTTCGGATGAAACAACGACCCTGAACACATCAAGTGATTTGCAAGCAAGACTCTCGCTTAGAAAATCAGTCGGGATGCGTCTGGTTGATAATGTGTCTGCATACCTCATGATCACAAAAAATCTATGGGTAAACAATACCAAGTATGATCAGTATGATGATAAAGTTGATCTATCAACAAAGACTTTCTATGTTACCAATACTGAGGGTAACGTATACAAGTGCCTGAGTAACGGACAGGGTAGTAACTCAATCGACGAACCCACTGGTGTTTCATTTGAACCAATCAGACTCAGGAATGATTATGTTTGGAAGTATATGTTTACTATTCCTGTTGGAGCAAGAGAGTATGAGACTGAGACAGAGATCCCCGCACTAGAACTTCCAGTTTATCCAAACAGATCTAATGTCTATGGGGATGAACGTGAACTACAATACGATGCACAAAAGGCTGCTCGGGATGGTGCAATCGAAACTGTAATTATTGATAGTGCTGGAAGTGCATATGTCAACGCGATCAGGGCAGAGGAAGGTCAGAATGCTCGGGCCCTTTCGACTGGAGAATATCCATCAAATACTTCGGTTCGACTAGCAGCAGTCGCAAGTTCGACAGATGATGCGTATAACAACTATGCTATTAGAATCGTCGCGGGCACGGGCGTAGGACAGATCAAAACAATCACTGATTACTTCGGGGCACAGAGACTCGCGACCGTATCGACTGCATGGACAATTTCTCCAGACACAACCAGTGTTTATGAAATCGCACCATCAGTTACCTTTTCCGGTGATGGTTCTGGTGCCGTTGCGTTTGCTCGAATGAACAGCAATCTGACATTAGATGATATCGTGATGAGTGATACTGGAAGTGGTTACAGTGAGGCATCCATCGCATTGGGTGGATCTGTTACATCTGCACCTAGCGTAAGGGCTGTCATTGGGCCAATTGGTGGTCACTCCTCATCGATTCCATATGAACTTCTTGCGAGCAAGGTATTGATTGTTGCTAGGGTTGAGAGAGATGAAGATGCTTTCCCCGGCGACAATGATATTCGATTGTATGGTTTTTGTTTGAATCCAGAAATCGGAACTGGCCACGCGGGCGCGGGCGGGATCGCGGGCGCGGAAGGAACAAGTTCGACTCTACTAGACATCGAGGCAAACGTGTCAGATAGAGCGACACTACGGACAAACGATTTCCCTGTTGGGACATACATTTTTGCGAATGACCCACCCGCAGCAGGCAGAGTAACTAGGTTCACCCTTGAACCATCAGGGCTGAAAGCAACATTGCAGGTTGAGAATCTGACTGGTAAACTACCATCAGGCACTATCATCAGAGGACTAACAGGAACGTCTACCGCATCAACTTCTGGTTGGGCGATTGATGGATCCTTTGCTAAGGTTGTACAGAAACTTGATTCTGATTATGGAGTCCAGCAAAAGTCATATCGAACAACCACTTTGATCGAAGCAGTTCGGGCCGATGGTGCTGTTCTCGCCGCTGGGTTGTTTGCTAAAGATGTGAATGTTACTGGTGCATCTGGTGGTGGTGCAGTTCTTGTTGAAACCGAGGTTAGCGGATCTGGTTTCTCTGGCGGTAAAACTGCCACATTCTATGTCAACGACATCAAGCAAAATGGCATCACATCAAACGAATATGGTTTCACTGCAACAGAAACACTTCAGGTGAAAACCAGTGGTGGTAATGTTGATTTCACAATTGCCGGAGTCACCGGGCCAGAAATTGATATTCCCTCTGGCAAAGTGCTATACATAAGAAGTATAGACCCAATTGCACGAAACGACGAGCAGTACGAAAATTATCAACTAGAGATTGACTTCTGAGGAGAGTTGAATGGCGCGTTCACATAGACCTGAAATTCATAACATCGCACCATACTACGATGACTTTAGCGAAGATAAAAACTTCGCTAGGGTTCTGTTCAGACCGGGTGTTGCTGTTCAAGCGAGAGAACTAACACAGGCTCAGACTATTCTACAGAATCAGTTGGAGCGGTTTGGTGATCATATCTTCGAAAACGGGTCAGTCGTTAGCGGTGCTGCTATCAATGAGCAACTCACTCGATTCATGAGACTCAAGGACGATGGTGCTACGGTAGGATTTACGGATGCAGTTCTATCTGGACTAGCAGGACAAAGAGTAGAAAACGATTTTGCTGGTCGTGCCGGTGTGGCAACAAGTGCAATTATCACTCATGCTATTGCGGGATCTACCCTCACGAAAGACACTACTCCTGTCATCTTCTTTGATTATCAATCAGGTGGTCTTTTCACGAACGACGAAGTGATCACCATCACTGGTGGTGGACTCAACGATGGTCTAACATTCCAGATCGATCAGGATCGACAAGGTTCTGGGGCAGGAACTACTGCCATCGGTCTTGGTGCTGATGCGTTGCTCGTCAATGTTGGTCAGGGTGTTTACTTCGCAGACGGCAACTTCATCCAAAGTTCCTCATCTAATGTATTCGTTCCTCTCATTGATAGTCTCACGGGTGGTTATAGAGACTTCGATAAGCCATCAAACTCACTTGGTTTCAACATCAATAGAGAATACGTTAGTTCTGATCAAGACGAAACTCTTCGCGATCCATCATACGGGTTCAATAACTACAATGCTCCCGGTGCGGATCGATACAAACTAAGTTTGTCTCCCAAGCAAATTGAGTTCGATGGTATCTCTGGATCTGCCAGCGGACTTACTTTCAACACAGAAGACTACTTCGAAGTCGCTCGCGTTATCAACGGAGAAACATCCAAGTCAAGTGTGTACTCAAACTACGCTGACTTGGAAGACTCTCTGGCAAGAAGAACATTCGATGAGTCGGGTCACTATACGGTTCGACCATTCGCTTTGTCTTTCGGCACAAACGAAAATGTTTTCGGTAGCATCGACACGACTAAGTTTGGTGCAATCATTGGGCCGGGTAAGGCATACATTAGAGGTTATGAGTTTGAAACAATTACGCCTAGTTACCTCTCTCTTGTAAAGGCAAGAACTCTCGGTACTTTGCGAAATTTGACCTCTCCAGCATCCCCAGAAAACATGGTTCAGATTGATCTGTCTTTGGATCACCACCTTGGTTCTGGTGATATCAACAACCTCGACGCACATGCAGTCATGGAAAATTTGCTTGTTGGTCTTTTCCAAGCAGATGATCCGACCGCGACACAACCAAATTACACTCTCATCGGAACTGCCTTCCTTCGAACTGTTCAGGCTTCCTTCGAAACACCTGATGACCTTATTGCTTCGGCTGGACTGTCGAATGTCAAAATGTTTAGAATAGACCCAACCTCATCGTCGGGCACACGATTCAATTTCAATAGTGACACTGATCTGATTCGAACATTTGATGACAGTGATTTTGCGGAAATTTCTGGTGGGACAAATAACCCGAACAACACCTGTATGTTCAGAACGAAAAAGACCACTGCTGGTCTTCTCATATTCACAGGCAATGACGGTCGAGGCGCCGGTGATGCTAACCAAGTATTCCCTCTTCTCACCGCAGATCAAGCACAGGCTAGAGTTCAAACACTTTCGTCTGACCCCAACGCTCCATTCAACACTGTCGCACAATCAACAACGGGTCTCTCAACTAGAACCGCACACTCTGTATTCTTGCGTGTTCGTTTCCAAGAGGGAAGTGTAACTTCAGATCCCGTTGCTGTGCCTGATGACTCTTGTTCCTTCATCCCCCCTCAAGCAAACGCATACACATTGTTCCTGCCTAGGAACGACAACGCTGGTAATGCTGCGTCTGGTGTTGCTGCGTTCGGTGGTAACAGATACATCAAACCATCTGAGTATGTTGTTACTGTAAACCAATCAACTGGCTCACTCACGATCAATATCAATAGCACTGCTGCTGGTGTTCGGGTTCAGGGGGGTGATAATCTTGATAGGGAAGTTTATGGCATCATCAATGCCACTGTGTTTAGAGACAGTATTCCAAACGACTATACTCACAATATTAGAACGCTATCGTTGAACAGCACTGTCATGAGCAATTTTGATCAACGAACCATTGTAGGAACTACACAAGCAACCACTCTACTCAATCCCGAAACTCTCTACAATGATCTTTTCGGCAGGGACCAATACTCAGCAAAGAATAATGGCACGAATGCAATGGATGTTTCGAATAGGGGTGCTAGACCAAACCAGCCTGTGTTCGAACTAGACCACGCACATGTCTATGATATCATCGAGATTACTGACATAAACGGTGATGTTGTCACAGACAGGTTTGAGTTACTTGATGGTCAAAAACCAGACGCTTTCTATCACTCATCGGTTAGACTCATCTCTGGAAAAACTATCCCAAGGGTGACTAATAGTGACTTTGCACTTGGTTCAATTTCTTATCGATACTTCAGTCACGCTGGATTGGATAAACCAATCACCGTTGACTCATATCCATCAACTCTTTCAGTCGAGCAAATTCCGAGATTCACAGATCCAGAAAGTGGCATTGAATTCTCACTAGCAAATGCTGTGGACTTTAGACCTGTAGAGAAACCTACTGCTGATAGAAGAAATGAAGGTTCGACTCACGGGTTTGATAATGTCGGTAATCTCCCAGGCAGCAGATTTGATGTTGTTGGTAACTACCCAAGATATGACGCATCTGTTTATCTCCCGCGAGTAGACAGTATCGCACTGTCACCGGATAAGACATTCAAACTATTGAGTGGTGTCCCATCAATCAACCCAGTTGCTCCTGATGTGACTGATGAGTTGATGGAGTTGTACCAAGTTGATATCCCTGCGTATACTGATAATGCCTCCGATGTTCGGGCAAGGTATGTCGATAATCAGCGGTTCACCATGTCAGACATTGGTGTCATTGATAATACGGTTGAGGATGATGAGCGATTCAACTACATCTCAGAACTTGAAAATGAGGCAATCTCTCGCGTGGGTGCTGAGCCTGGTTCCGGTGTTCCAGAGAGAAGTGCAATTTTTGTAGACGAATGTATTGGTCACAACAACTCTGATGTTCTAAACAGAGATCACAATGTGTCTATCGATGTTGAGTCTAGAGAAATTAGACCATCGTTCATCGCGGAGGCCCTTGGTCTTACACAATCATCTTTGAACTCTGGTGTAACATTGTCCCCGGACGGTATCTACACACTAGACTACGCAAACTCAGATATTGTTCTGTCCAGAAAGGCGAACGCATCTGAGAAGGGGAATCCAGACGCAGTAATCGACTATCTTGGTACAGTGAAACTGAATCCACAAAGTGATTACTGGTTTGATACCACCACCGCTCCGGTCGTAGTTGTCAACACTGTCGGAGAAAACAATGCCTTCGAATCTGCTGCTAGTGCTTTCAAGGCTGGTAGGTTCTTAGGGTGGGGTTCTAGATGGAATGAGTGGAATGCTTTCTGGTATGGAAACAAGAAGAAGTCCGATACCGTTTCGGCCGATCCAGAAGATTACAGAAACAGGCAATACAGAGGTTCAATCCGTTCTGGGTTTGTGAAGAGAATTTTCTCCAATCGAATTACTCGAAGCGTAGGCAACAAAGTTGTTGACCTAAGTGTTGTTCCTTTCATGAGAGCAGTTACTCTAAACTGTACAGTTGAGGGAATGATTCCCGGTTCGACTGCATACGCATTTATGGACAACGTGTCAGTCGGTGCTGTTGCGGGTTATGAAGTCGGATCCACTGGTTCCTTCACTACAAGTATCGCACTACAAAAAGGCAGATACCAAGCGGGTGCTAAGAGAATTCAGTTCTTGGATGATAGTCTAGGTCGTTACAGTGCCTCGAATAGTATCGCAGAAGATACTTTCTACGCACAGGGTATTCTAGATCAAGAGGAAACTGATGTAAATTCTGTCTCCGTCAGACCGCCTATCAAGACTAGATTTAGTGTCAGACAATCCAATCTCTTTGATGTCAACGATGATGGAAACGTCACCGAACCAAATCAAGGTCTTTTGCCTCTTGCTCAAACCTTTACAGTTGACAAGGGACAATACCCATTGGGTGTATTCTTGACTGGTGTAAAACTCTTTGTGAAGACTGCACCATTCAATGCAGATACTCCCGTCTTCGTTGATCTAAGACCATGTGATCCTAAAAATGGAAACGCACCATCGATCAATACTGTTCATAGATTTTCTCAGGTATCCAAATCGGTAACTGACAGTAATTTGACAGTGAATGATAATCCAGATGATGCAAGTGGAACATCTTTCAACTTTAGCAGTCCCGTCTATCTTCCTCCAGGCAGACATGCCCTGACCGTTCGTTGTAACGATGCTGACTTTGCTCTGCATAGTGGATTGATTGGTCAGACAATGATTGATAAGTTTGGCAATCCAACTGATGATACGGTTTCGCAAGTTCCATATGCAAATGGACTATACTTGCCGACGAATAATGGTGCTAGAGAACCATATACCGATAGAGTATTGATGTTTGATCTGATTCGTGCCGACTTTATTGGTGCAGAACAAAGTCTCTCTGCTAGAGAGGTCAACTTTGTAACTGAAACCGACGAAAATATTGATGGTATGAATCTCACTAGGTTTGCCGCGAACAATCAAATTGTCCCGTCTGGTAATGATATCAGTATTTCATCTGTGTTGCGATACAATGATTTCGATACATCATCGACGGTTGACGTTACTGTTCCAGTAAACAGTGATGTTGTTCTTGATGAGAAAGGAATTGTTGGTGGAGCATCAAATCCCGGTAAGATTTTTGCTCGACTATCAGCCGATGAGCAGAAGAGAGTGTCACCTATTCTCGACGCGGAAAGACTTGCATTGCTCAGAGTTGAAATGCAATCTAACAACTCACCCAGTGTGGGGGCTCCGACAGAAGAACTAAATTCTAGTGGTGAATCCAGCACGATCATTTCTAAGTACATCGGTAAGAAGGTTGTTCTAGATCGACCTGCACGAGACTTTAGAGCATACGTCCAGGCAGATATTCCACAGGGAGCAAGAATTCATGTGTTTGTCAAGGCACAAGGCCCTGATACGATTGAAGACTTTGATGATCTTCCATACATTCAGTTGTTCCCCGATGGCGTAAAGGATGATGTGGCACCACTGCCCGGTGGTAGCGTAGGTGATGTGGTTGACTTCCGCAACCCAAATATTGGTGCCGAAAACGGTATCGATATCAAATTCACTCCTGCTGCTTTGACTGAGGCCAATGTTGATGATGAAGGTGCGTTGGCATCACCATCAGATGGAAACCTCATCACGACGTTGATGCCAAATGGCGGCGAGTTCGTTGCATATCAAGTCAAGATTGTTATCTATGCACCAGCCGATGGTAGTGGTAATTCGAACCACTCAAACAACGGTCTTGGTCCAGTGATTCGAAGACTCAGATGTGCAGCGATTGATACACCTAGAAGCGTTGTCGCACCTCCCCCACCAAATGAGCAAGAAGGTATGGTTCGAGCAATCAATACCGCTAAGGCTTGGGGTGTTGTAGAGGTTGATGCTAGTGATAACGTCAATATCAAGAGAGCATTCAACGTAGATAGTGTGACCCGAGAGTCAACAGGCGTGTTCCGGGTGGAACTATTGCCCAATATCTTGTTTGCTAGGGACACTGATGGAAATGGACAGGACGCAGGCGATGAGTTGAACATGGTCGTAGTCTTTGAACCTGCCGATGTTGGTGGACACCAAGGCGGGGCGCGAGCAGGCAACTTCAGTGGCGTTGCATCATCAGGACGCACCGTTCTTACCAGATTGACCGTTGTCGAGAAGACTATCGAAAACGGTAGGCCTTCATTCACAATGCTCTGCTCTCGCTTGCGAATGACCGAGTATGACAATAACGATGATGGTAACGGTAGAAACCGAGTCCAATATGACAATCTTGACCCCCTCGCCGCCGACGCGAGTGGTGGTGACGATGGCGTCGGTGAAAACAATGGCAGTAAAGGTTCACTCTGTTTTGTCGTGTTCGGTTCAAATGATTCCACTGGGGATATACCGGGTGAAGGTATTACGAAGATTCCCTAATGAAAAGGATAGTTGACTAAAATGATCAGGACTTTTATACGAGACAATAAAACTAACATTGAGACTGTTATTTATGGGAAACCACCCAAAACAAAACACTCTTTGACTGTTCCGTACGACCATCCTGTGGTGTCTACGGAGTGGGGTGCTTTCTTTCAGTCCTGTTGGAAGTACAAGTTTACAGATGGCTCACCCACTGACATTTACGTTGACATGGAAATGGCTAGAGAAATGTACAGGGAGTACTTGAGACATAAAAGAGATCTAGTTCTTGAAGCATATGACTTGAACACAACCAAAGCCATCGAAAGAAACGATACCGACAGACTTCATTACATTTCTAAAACCAAGCAATATCTGCGAGATATGCCCTCGACGATTGATCTGGACTCGGCAAAAACAGCAGAGGAACTACATCTCATCAGACCACATATCTTGTTTGGTCCTCCACCCGGAGAGGCTGAGATCTTGCCGGAAGAATTGAGAAACCATTCAGGTGAGGCTAAGAAGTATGGTTGGTGAAACCTCAACTGCTCGATTTGATGAGCATGTTGTTTACGATGAAGATCTGTATAGAATCACAATGCCTTGGATCAAGGCATTTGGAGAGGATCCTTCTTCCTTTGTGATGAAGGATTTTCCCTCTCGTGTGGGGGCACAAGAAGATCCACAAGTAATTGTTGGTAGGGATAGACTAGAGGAACTTCGACAAGAAGGCGACAATCCTAAAAACAAGCAAAAGTTTATGTTCCATGTGGATGTTGAACCTATCAAAAAAGCATTGTTGGATTATGTCTATAGTGTGTTTCCTAAACACACGGTGATTTTGAGTGGTAGATTTTGGTATCCAGATGGTGGGTATATGGGTTGGCACACAAACTCCGACACACCAGGCAAGAGAGTTTATCTGAACTACTCATTTGGGGACAAGAAATCTTTCTTTCGATATATCGATGAGGATGGTCAGATGAAAACCTCATGGGATCAAAAGGGATTTACGATGAGAGTATTTGATATTGGAGATACACACGACCGACTTTGGCACTCTGTTTATTCAGAAACAGACAGACTTAGTTTTGGTTTTAGGGTGTATCCAAACTTGTGATTAGAAGACACTATGTTGATGGTAGACAAGACTACATCAATCTCATTCCACTTCTCAGGTGGTTTGATAAGACGAGAAGACAAACTAAAAAGGTTCCAATCGGGGAACTCAAAATAAAAGAAGGCGAACTGGATCAAGCAAGAGTAAACAAGTCAGACACGAAGTTTCCTCTGATCGCAGTAGATGGACTAGACAAAGAAAAAAGATACACATTGATTGATGGAAGACACAGACTTCAGAAGTTGATTCGCCAAAACAAGCAAGTTTGTAATTGCTACATACTCACAGTAGGCGAGTATAGATCCATGATCACAACGGGAGAGTAGGAATGCCGGTAGGTGCAACAATCAGTCCACTCAATTTGAGTGACACATTCCAGACTTGGTTCAATCGAACCAACGCTTTGATTACAGATGTCAATACGATTGATATCACCGGCATCACCCCATCTTCTGTCAACGAGGATGGGTTGACTTTTGACTTCAGTGGCACATCTGTTCAGATTGGTTTCCTAGGCGTTACCAACATGACGCAGGATATCGTCTTTGGTGGTCAGGTTACTTTCAGTAACGTGCCAGAAGGCAGATTTGTAAACAGTGTAAACGGTTCAACTGGTGATGTTACAATCGTCGTTTCCGGTGTTGCTACTCAGGGATCATCCGCTGGTTCGGTTCCGATTTTCTCCAGCAGCGAAGCCCAGTTCACGGGCGTGCAGGTATACCCACAAATACTTTCAGAAGTAGATCACGTTTTTGGTGTTCTCGGCAGTTTCACCTCTGGTTTCTCGGGTGGTCAGACTACAGAATATACCAACTTCATCCAATATGCCACGGGTGGTGGTGCCGTCTTTGGTCTCGGACAGTCTGGTGGATCTGGTGGTGACATCACCGCTGACTATGAGTCTAACGCTCAGTTTGGTGAAGTAGAACTATATGGATTCACAGGCGCTCAGGTTGGTTTGTTCCAGCAACACAGTGCCTATGGTATCTCTGGTCACGCTGCCAAGACTGGTGGTTTCTATATTCGCTACGGTGATATCGGTGGTGGTGCTGCATCTAATATGGGTGTGTTGTTCCGCTCAGGAAACACTCTTGGTGTTCAAGGAACACCTCTTATCGCTCTCAACCTAGAG